ATCAAAACGGCCGGCTTTTTTATTTGTATCAAAAAGGGGCGGAAGATGCGAAAGCGGTGAGCGGCAGTAGTCGCGTTCGTTTACTGTCTTCGGATGTTCTTCACATTCCAGGCCTCGGCTTCGACGGCCTGATCGGCTACAGCCCGATCGCCATGGCGAAGAACGCAATCGGCCTGGCCATGGCCACAGAAGAATACGGCGCGAAGTTTTTCGCCAACGGTGCGGCCCCGTCCGGCGTGCTGGAGCACCCGGGTACGATCAAAGACCCGCAGCGTGTGCGCGACAGTTGGAACGCGGCGTATCAGGGAAGTAGTAATGCGCATAAGATCGCCGTACTCGAAGAGGGCATGAAGTATACGCCGATTGGCATTTCGCCCGAGCAGGCACAGTTCCTCGAAACACGTAAGTTCCAGATCAACGAGATTGCGCGCATCTTTCGCGTACCGCCGCATATGCTGGCGGACTTGGAGAAATCGTCGTTCAGCAACATTGAACAGCAGTCGCTGGAGTTTGTGAAGTACACGCTCGATCCATGGGTCGTGCGCTGGGAGCAGAGTATGTGCCGGATACTGCTGAGTGAAAGCGAGAAGCCGGCATACTTCATTAAGTTCAACGTCGACGGGCTTCTCCGCGGCGACTATGCATCCCGCATGACCGGATATGCCACCGCACGGCAGAACGGCTGGATGAGTGCAAACGATATTCGTGAACTGGAGAATCTCGATCGCATCGCGCCGGGACTCGGCGGGGACCTGTACTTGATCAACGGGGCTATGACAAAACTCGAGGACGCCGGTGCGTATGCAAACAATACGAAGGAGGGAACCGGATGAAGAAATTCTGGAACTGGGTGCGAAACGAAGACGGCACCCGTACATTAACCCTCGACGGCGTGATCGCCGAGGAATCGTGGTTTGACGACGACGTCACCCCGAAAGCGTTCAAAGAGCAACTGAACGCCGGAAAGGGTGACGTTGTTGTTTGGATCAACAGCCCGGGCGGTGATTGTGTAGCAGCGAGCCAGATCTACACCATGCTTATGGAATACAAAGGCAACGTCACCGTAAAGGTAGACGGCATCGCGGCGAGCGCAGCGTCGGTCGTCGCCATGGCAGGCACCGAAGTGCTTATGGCTCCGACGAGCCTGATGTTCGTCCATAATCCACTGACCGTTGCCATCGGCGACAGCGAAGAGATGCAGAAAGCGATCGCCATGCTGGACGAGGTGAAGGAGAGCATCGTCAACGCATATGAACTGAAAACGGGATTGTCGCGGGCGAAAATCTCACATCTCATGGACGCAGAAACCTGGATGAATGCGCAGAAAGCGATCGAGCTGGGCTTTGCCGACGGCGTGCTGACACGCGATGCGGCGCTGCCCGAGGACGGTATTCCGGTCAACAGCTATCAGTTCAGCCGCCGGGCGGTGACGAACTCGCTGCTGAGTAAATTGCAGCATATCCGAACGGAGGAAGAAACAGGCAACGAGGAAACACCGCCGAATGAACCGCCCGCAGAACCGAAATATCCCGCAGAGCCGCTGATTCAGCGGCTCAATCTTTTGAAAGCATGAAAAGGAGGAAATCACATGAACCGTATTCAGGAACTCCGCGAGAAGCGCGCCAAGGCGTGGGACGCGGCGAAAGCGTTTCTCGATACCAAGCGCGGTGCGGACGGCCTGCTGTCCGCCGAAGACGTGGCGACATACGAAAAGATGGAAGCCGACGTCGTCAACCTCGGTAAGGAGATCGACCGGCTCGAGCGTCAGGCGGAGATCGACGCCGAGTTGAACAAACCCACAGCGGAGCCGATTACAAATAAACCTGCACAGCCCGCCGGGGAAGAAAAGACCGGTAGGGCGTCGGACGCATATAGAAAGGCGTTCTGGAACGCGATCCGGTCCAAGAATCCGAGGCCTGAGATTCTGAACTCCCTGCTGGAAGGTACCGACAGCGAAGGCGGATATCTCGTACCGGATGAATTCGAACATACGCTGGTACAGAAGCTGACCGAAGCGAACGTGCTGCGGCCGCTTTGTCATGTGATCCAGACCAGTTACGGTGATCGCAAGATTCCCGTCGTGGCGTCGAAAGGCACGGCCGACTGGGTGGATGAGGAAGGCACCTATCCGCTATCCGATGACACGTTCTCGCAGGTGATTCTTGGCGCGTATAAGGTAGCGACCATGATCAAGGTGTCGGAAGAACTGCTCTCGGACAGCATCTTCAATATCGAAGGGTATGTATCCGAGCAGTTCGGTAAGCGCATTGGCGACAAAGAAGAGGATGCGTTCCTCACCGGTAACGGTGTGAGCAAACCTACGGGAATTCTCAACGACACCGGCGGTGCGGACATCGGCGTTACGGCCGCAGGCGCAACGGCGATTACGGGCGACGAGTTGATCGACCTTGTATACTCGCTCCGTGCGCCGTACCGGAAGAACGCGGTGTTTGTGCTTAATGATGCGACCGTCAAATTGCTTAGGAAGCTCAAGGATGGCGAAGGGCAATACCTGTGGCGTCCGGGCATTACAGAGAATGCGCCGGACATGATTCTTGGCCATCGTGTCGTAACCAGCGAATTCATGCCGACCGTTGCGGCGGGTGTGAAATCTATCGCGTTCGGCGATTTCTCCTACTACTGGATCGCCGACCGTCAGGGCAGAACGTTCAAGCGACTGAACGAGCTTTACGCGACAACCGGTCAGGTTGGCTTCCTTGCTTCGCAGCGGCTCGATGGCAAGCTCATCCTGCCGGAAGCGATCAAGGTCCTGCAGCAGAAGGCGTAAGGAGAAAACGGCATGGAATACAACGCGAAAAACTACATGGAACAGGGCGGCGACAAGCTGGTCATTGGCGGCACGCTTGAGATTCAGGAGGGAGCCTCGGTTATGGGGCTTCCCACCGCCGCGGCGGACAGTCCCGGCGTCGTCGGCATAGCCGCCAACCAGGCGGCGAGTACCGCGGCCGATGTTGCGGCGCTGGTTGCCGATTTCAACACGCTTCTGACGGCGTTAAAAGTCGCGGGTATCATGGCGGCGGACGAGTAACGATATGAGCACGCTGCTGGAGAAGGTCAAGGCGAATCTGATCCTCGAACATACGGAGGACGACGAACTGCTGCAGCAGTATATCGACGCGGCGGTTTCTTACGCTGAAGGGTACCAACACCTGACCGTTGGAACGTACGAAGCGGCGGTCATGCCGCCGACGACCGAACAGGCTGTGATCATGCTCGCCTCCCATTTCTATGAGAGCCGGGACGGCAGCACGGGCGGGTTCTTCGCCGATAGCGTGCAGGCCGGGCAGCAGGTTTGGAACGCGGTGAATACGCTGCTCCGGCTTGATCGGGACTGGAAGGTCGGCGTATGAGCTTTGGCAAGATGAATGCACGCATCTCGATCGCAGAGGAAACGGTAACAAAGGACGCGGACGGATTCGCCACAAAAACCGACAACGTTATGGCCTCTCCCCGCGCCTATCGGGAAGGGCGGCACGGCTCCCAGAAATGGGTCAACCGTGCCGCCTTTTCCGAGGCGACCGATCTGTTCCGGTTTCGGGCGATCCCGGGGCTAACCGTTACGACGGAGCATGCGATCCTGTGCGACGGCGAGAGGTTCGAGATCACTTCGGTTGAGGACGTGAAGGGGCGAAAGATGTATATAGAGGTGCTGGCAAAGAAGATGGAGGCGGCCCATGGCTAAGGTAACGATCAAAATGCCGACCCAGTTCATGGATCAGCTGGCAAAGGCTGCGGAGAAAACGGATACCGCGATTCCGAAAGCGCTCGAAGTCGGCGGCAAGGTCGTGTTTGAAACGATGAAGGCGAACCTGCGCTCGGCAATCGGACGGGATACGAAGTACCCCTCGCGTTCCACCGGCAAGCTGCTGGCGGCACTGGGCGTGTCGCCCGTCAAGCTGAACGACGAGGGTAACTATGACGTGAAGGTCGGTTTTTCGGAAGATCGTGAAGTCAGTAACGCCAAACTCGCGAACATCCTTGAATACGGGAAACACGGCCAGCCACCGAAACCGATTCTGAAGCCGACGTGGAGATCGAGCCGGAAGCCCTGTATCGAGGCGATGCAGGATGCACTGAAGGAGGAGCTGGGCCTGAAATGAGCATGCTGCAGGAATTGAATACGATTGTGGAGAACGCCGGCCTTCCTGTGGAGACCGGCGTTTTCTCCGGGACTGCGCTGGACGAGTATGTCGTGGTGACGCCGGTTTCGGAGAACTTCGAGCTGTTTGCGGACAACATGCCAGGCATGAATATCGAAGAAGCGCGGTTGTCGCTGTATATGAAGGGCAGCTACATCGAAAAGAAAGACATGCTCGTTCGGATGCTGTTGACCGCCGGATTTACGATTACGGATCGCCGGTATATCGAACACGAGGACGATACCGGCTATTACCATTACGCCATAGACGTGGCGAAAGAATATGAACAGGAGGAAATCTGAATGGCTACGATTGGCCTCGATGGGCTTTATTATGCCAAGATCACGGAAGACGCCAACGGCGATGAAACGTACGGAACGCCGACCAAGCTGGCAAAGGCGATTTCCGCCGATTTGGAGGTTGAAATCAACGAAGCGTCGCTGTATGCCGACGACGCGGAAGCGGAGGTCGTGAAGGAGTTCAAGACCGGAAAGCTGACGCTCGGAATCAACGACATCGGTGCGGTGGCGGCCGGCGATCTAGTCGGCGCGGTCCTCGACGATAACGGCGTGGTGATCTCCCAGAGCGAAGGCATGGCATCGCCAGTGGCGATCGGTTTCCGCGCCAAAAAGAGCAACGGAAAATACCGATTCTTCTGGCTTTACCGGGTGTTGTTCGGCATCCCGGCGACGAACCTTGCGACCAAGGGCGACAGCATCACGTTCAACACGCCGAAGATCGAGGGTACGCTCTACCGTAGGAACAAGATCGACGGGCAGGGCAAACATCCCTGGAAGGGTACGACTTGTTCACAACTGAAAAGGTTGTGCGCTTGACGGTTTAAAGACAATCAAGCGAACTGATAATCCGAAAAGTGGAATGATGGGGTAACGCCCGGAAACGTTTTCCCTAATACTCCGACTGGCGGTGCAAGCGGAAACGCTGATCGTCAGACGTTCGGTGAAGTCG